CGGGGATGCAGACGCCCGTCGCCGCCTCGCGGCAGAGGTAGGCGCCGACGAAGACCTTCTTCCCGTCGTCGACCGGGGCGGTGTTGATCGCCCGCTCGTGGAGCTTGTGCTTGCGGATCTTGTTGGCAGTGAGAGCCATCGGTCAGTCTCCTTTCTGGCCTCAGTTGTTCGCGAAGGCGCGGGGGAACTTGCGCCGCAGCTCCACGGCGCGCTCGGGGCTGATCCCGTGGCGCTCGCAGATCGCGCGCTCCTCGGGGGTGCGGGTGTCGAGGGCGAGGCGGGCCGCCTCCTCCGCCGCCCGTCCGGCGAGCGGCTCGGAGGCGAGCAGACCGGCCTCGGGAGCGGCGCGCAGGACGTCGAGGAGGGCGTCGTAGACCGTGGCTTCGTGCGGCTCGCCGTCGCCGGCCGCCAGGGTGACGGTCTTGGGCGATTCGGCCGCGGCGAGCTCTTCGAGGAGGGCCGGGAGGCCCGCGCGGAGCATCGCCGGCGTGACGCGGGTCCCGAGCGTGGCGACGTCGGCGGCGGCGCGGGCCCGCGCTTCGAGGCGGCGGGACCGGGCGCGCTCGGCGGCGAGCTCCGTCTGGAGCTTGGTCACCTGGTCGTCGGGGGCGGCGAGGGTCTCGGGCTCGGGAGCGCTCACGGGCTCCGGCTCGCCGTCGAGCTGGATCGGCATCGGTGGGTCCTCCTTCGGGTCGGCCGCAGCCGGGTCGGTGGCAGGAGAGCCGAGGTCCACGACCTCGACGGGAGAGCCGGAGAGCAGGTGGCCCTGCCCCATGCCCCAGATCGCCGGGCGCTGGGCGCCCAGCAGAGCGCAGCCGGTGTAGTACCAGTCGCCGGTGGCGGGGTGGGAGCGCACGAACTCCGAGGAACGGCGCGGCCAGCGGCCGGAGCGGATCGCCTCGACGGCCTCCTGGCTGAGGCGGGTGAACCGCGCCCAGAGCTCCTGCCCTTTCACCCAGAGCTTCTCGGCGAAGCCGTGCGCGGGGCCTTCCCAGGCGTGGTCGAAGTTGAGGGTGGCCTCCTCGACCTTCGGGTCGTAGGAGTCGGCCAGCAGCTGGAGGTGCTCGGGGCGGATCTCGACGCCGTGGGTGGCGGTGAGGTCCTGCGGCCGGAGCACGACGCACTCGTAGGCCGGCGACTCGCCGCCTTCCACGAGGCCGGCCGCGAGCGACTCCTCCGGCGCCAGGTAGAGCGGCGTCGGCTGCTGGGACTTCGGGTCGGTGGGTTCGGTCCTGTGGCTCACGCCCGCGAGTCTGGCGGGCGTGGGTGTGCAGGAATGTGCAGCGGGACTGAAGTTTCGTGTCAGCGGCCCAGGATCCGGCGGAGGCGGTCGAGCAGGCCGCGGATCCGGGGGATGAGGTCGCCGAGGCCGAGGGCGGAGAGCAGCGCGAGCAAGGCGTCGAGCAGGTCGCGCTGCTCGGGGGTGGCCGACTCGCCGGCGGCCTCCATGGCCTCGGCGGCGGCCTCGGCGGCGGCGGCGGCGCGCTCGGCGAGCTCCTCGCTGAGCTGGCCGAGGTCCGGCGCGCCGGCGAAGCCGTCGTCCGGCCAGGCGGGCGAGGGGATCCCGGTCTCCGCGTCCACCACCACCGGCCAGGGGCCGGTCGGCTCGGCGCCGGTCAGGCCCATGCGGCGGGCCTTGGCGACGTTGATCCCCTCGACCACGCACCGGCAGTTGTGCCCCGCGGGCGGCCACCAGGTCTGCCAGATGTCGGCCGTGGGTGGCGCGATGTAGCCGTGCATCGCGGCGTGGGCAGGGCGGACGCGGTCGTCCTCCATCGTCACCCAGGTGAGGTAGGGCATCAGCCGCCGGGCCGCGGGGTTGAGAACGAGCTGCTGGTAGCGCATGAGGTTTGCGGCGTTGCGGACGTTGTTGGCGTAGACGAGCTCCAGGTGCCAGCGCGAGAGCGGCGTGAGGCCGCGGGAGATGAAGACCTGCTCGGCCGCGGCGACGAACTCCTCGCGCGTGAGCCCCTCGGCGAGCGCCCGGCCGACGAGCTGCTGCAGGTCGGCGAGCACCGCGGCGTCTTCCACGCCGGCGACGGTGAACGCCAGGCGGCGGGCGCCGTCGGTGAGGGCGGCGAACTCCTCGGGGGAGATCCCGAGCACCCGGGCCCAGTAGTCGAGCGCCGAGCCGGGCGTGGTCGCGCCGCCGGGCGGCGGGGCGGCAAAGCGGACCACCCGCTCGCCGAGATCCTCCTGGAGCTGGCGCAGCGCCAGGCCGCAGCCGTGGATGATCGAGGCCTCGAGCGCCTCGGCGTGCGCCGTGGCCGAGGTGCGCTCGACGACGGTCTGGAGCAGCAGCCCGGCCTCGGCCGCCCCGGCGTCCCACGCCTCGCCCACGGCGTCGAGCATGGCCTGGTAGTGGGCGAGCGACGGCTCGATCAGCGAGACGGCGAGCTCGGTGAGCTCCGCGTCGCGCGCCGCGGCGGCGGCTTCGAGCTCGGCGAGCTCGTCCGGGGCGGGGCTTGACGGTTCTGGCAAGTCGGCCAGTTTGGTCAGGGCGACGTCCGGCGCGGCCGAGGCGGCCTCGCGCTCCTCTTCCGGGGCCGGTTCTGGGACGGGCGCGGCGGCGGGCTCGTCGTCCGGGTCGTCTGGGTCGTCTTCCGGGGCGGGCGGCGGCGGGGCGGCCGGCGGGGCGGGCTTCTCCTTCGTCACCGTGTCCTCGCCCGGGCCGGGCTCGCTGACCTGGTGGACGAGGTAGAGCTCGCGGCGGGAGACCGGCAGGCCGAGCTCGAGCACGGTCGCCATCCCCTTCTGCCGGAGCTCGCGGTCGGTGCCCGCCATGGTGTCGATGAGCACCCGCGGCAGCGGGGCATCGGGGCCGAAGTTGACGGCCACGAGGGGCCGGAGCAGGTTGTCGCGCAGGTGGGCGGCGAGCTCGCGGGCGTCGAGCTCGACCTTCTCGAGGCGCACCTCGTTGGAGATGGACGCCTTCGCGAACGATCCGGGCCCCTTGGCGGCGCCGGAGGTGTCCACCTCGCCGAGGAAGGCGAGCGCCTCGGAGCGGGTGAGCAGGCCGATGAAGCTCTCGTAGCTGGCGCTGCCCGAGCGGGTGGCCTCGAGCAGCTCGACGGCCATCCCCTCAGGGATGACGATCCCGTACTCGGACTGCATCGCCTCGATCGCCTCGAGCAGCTGCGACTGGTCGTGCGCGTTGGCCTTCTCGGCGTCGGGGCCGCCGGAGCGGTGGCGGTACTTGCCGACCGCGGTCGGCTGCGCCCACTTGTCGAGGAAGACGGCGAAGAACTTCAGGCCGTTCTTTTTCAGCCACCAGGCCCAGTAGACGTCGTCGAGCAGGGCGGCGCCCCAGGGGTTGTCCTTCGTCCCGTGCCGCATGACCAGGAACTTGCCCGGCGGTGCGGGCAGCGGCTCGGCGCCCCGCGGGCGGCGGATGTGGAGCACGCCGTCGCGGAAGAGGAACCGCCACATGGGGCGGTCGAGCATGTCCACGGGCACCCAGGCGCCGGCGAGCGGGCCGCGCGGGAGCTTTTCCCAGAGGAGCTCCTCGAAGGCGATCCCCTTGGCGCGGCCGTCGAGCTGGTGGGAGAGGTTCTGCGCGAAAGCGGGGATGAGGGAGAGCGCCTCGTGGCAGAACTGCGAGGTGGCCTTCGCTTCGGGGGAGGCGTCGGCCGGGACGATGAGTCTCGGGAGGGCGAGCACCGCGTCCTTGCGCTTCCGATGGAAGCCGGCGAGGTCGAGGTCGGCTCCCAGCATCCGGTCGTAGATCTCACCGAGCCGGTCGGTCGCCTCGCTCTTCTCGTTCACGATTTTGGACGGGTGCTCGTCCTCCCGGAGGTAGCTGGCGGGGTGGTAGACGGTCTCGGCGAGCTCTTCGCTCGCGAGCTCACGGGCGAAGGAGCGGTCGAGCCTCGGCACCGGCAGGACGTCGCGCTTCAGGGGGGCAGGCATCGGCTATCTCCTCTCGCCCTGCACGAGGGCGTCCGCGCGGTGCGCGCTGCGGCGGGCGCGCTCGGATGCGATCTGGGAGCGGGTGGTGGCGAACCGCTCGCGCAGCTCGGGCCGCCGCCGGAGCGCGTAGTAGACGGTCTCCCGGCGCACCCCGGCGAGCTCAGCGGAGACGGAGATCTGGGTCGTCCGCCGGAACGCCTCTTCGAACGCGGGCCACCAGAGGTCGATCGCCATCAGCGCCTCGCCAGCAGCCGGTCGAGCTTCTCTTCGATGCGCGCGGTCTGAGCCTTCAGGGTGACGACCTGCTCCTGCAGGACGCGCACGTCACCCCGGTCCTCACCGCCGCGGGACTCCATAGCCGAGATGGCCCGCTCGAGCTCGCGCTTGGTGGCGTAGGTGGACGCGACTTGCGCCTCGTGCAGGTCTGCCGCCGCCCGGATCTGCGCCTGCACCGTGGGAAAGACCTCCAGCCGGTCCCGCGCGCCCATGGTGGCCCAGACCACACCACCCACCATGCCCAACAGCGCCAGGAGCGCCGTGAGGGCCTGGATGCGGCTGACGGTGGCCGAGTACCAGGGCTTCCCTTCCGGGTCTTTGAACCGGACCAGAGGCTCCCGCTTCTCGTACCCATGCTGGTCCCGCTGCTCTGCCACCACCTGCGCGATCAACCCGCGCAGCTCGTCCTGGCTCATGCCTGTCATCGCAGCCTCCAGCGCAGAGCCGCGGAGCAGCCCCAGCCATCGTGTCCACCGTCGAAGTAGACGTACTCGCAGGCAGGGACGAAGATCAGCTGGTCGCCCATCTCGCCTTCGAGCCGTAGCGCTTGCGTGTCGTGGATCGTGCTGTCCGGTCCGTCATACAGCAGCCAGAGCCGTGCGCGGACGCCAACTCGCCAGTACGCGGCCAGAGTTGGGTTGGAGCCCTCGACCGTGCCCGTGTCAAAGCGCTGCGCGAACCCGCGGAGCCCCGCATACAGCCCGAAGCGGTCGTAGTCCTTCCCAGCCAGGACCCGCAGCTCGGCGCCGCCAGCCTTGTCGCTGCCAGCCTTGCGCGCAGTGCTCAGCGCCGCCGAGGCCCGGAACCCCGGCCGCTCGACCACCATGTCCACCCCTGCACTCGGGCTCTCGTACCCGAGCCCGCCGGATGCCTCCACGAACGGCCCAGCGCTCACCGATGATGCGCAGCCGGTGAGCAGAACCGCCAGGAGCAGCAACCCGCCAGCGAGCAGCACCAGCCCGAGCCAGAGCGGCCCGCGGGGCTCTTTCGTGCAGGGGTGAAGGTGGCGCATCACTCCGCCCAGCAGGTCCCAGCACCCGAGAACGACACCCAGGCCGAGCCGTTGTACCCGCAGAACAGGTTGTTCACAGAGTCGTACACGATGTCGCCGGCCGCCGGAGAGCCCGGCGCTGCGGCGATGCCGGTGAGGCTCAGGATGTTGGCGATGGTCGTCCGCTCCACACCTACGGTCACCCGCGTGGCGAGCGTTTGGAGCGTGGTGCCAGATGCTCCCGGATCGCTCGTCTGGATCACGACGCTGCCGCCCGCTGCATCGCCCGTGCCCTTGCCGCCTGCGAGGGTCAGACTCGCGCCAGCGATGTCCGTGCCCGAGCCGCCGGTGGCGTTGACAACCACGCTCGCGGGGGCCGCAGCAGTGGTCCCTCCAGCCCCAACGTAGAGCTGCCCAGTCCCGGCAGGCTTGATCGTTAGGTCGAGGTTGTCCGCTCCCGTGCCGTCCGTCTCGACCGCAATCGTCGCTCCCGTGCCCGCAGTCGTCGAGAGCGACAGGCGCTCGTAGTTGCTCGCGTCGGTGTAGGTGCCGTAGAGGCGGTAGGTCTGCGCGTTGGTTGAGTTGCGCTGGGCTAGGGTGTTGGCCGCATCCCTTGCAATAACAAGATCACGGGGATTACTGATTGCACCACTTGTCCACCCTATTGAACCAGAGGAACTGGTTGCTGCACCTAAGTAGTTCGTAAACCAGTTAGTCCCACTAAACACTCCATACCCGCCACCGAAACCGTCAAGATATAGATTGCAGTTTGAAGTTTTCCCACACTTGATGGTTGCCGACGAAATGACGATTCCCGTCCCGTGCGGATCAAGCGTGATGTCCCCGTTGCTCCCCGCCGTGCTGATCGTCAGCGCGCCGGGCGCGGTGATGTCGCCGGTCGTGTCGGCTACCGTGAGAGCAGAGCACTGCAACTGGGTATTACTCGCTCCGTCCCAGCGCGCGAGCTGGTTGTCCACGCAGACGCTGGCTGGGCCGAGGACGAGGACGAGGGCGTCCTGGAGGCTGGCGCGGACGTTGGCCCATGTGACCTTCTCGTCGCGCGTCTCGCCGTCCTGGCGAACGAGGAAGAGGTCGTCGTCGCCGAGCGGCGTGGTCGCGGCGTCGAGGTCCGGCAGACGCACTGGCGTCTGGGTGAGCGCTGGCGCGGCGGCGAGCGCGAGGGCGAGCAGGTAGATCGGCAGTCGTCGCATCGTCAGTCCTCCACCACCAGCGCGTCGGTGGTCGTGTCGTCCGGGGCGTAGTAGTCGGTGCCCGAGGTGTCGTCCACCAGGAGGACGTCCGGCGGCAGCTCGTTGCCGCTCCAGCTCTCGGTCCAGAGCAGCAGCATGGTCTCGTCCACGCCGATCATCGCGGCCTCACGGCGAAGCGGATCGTGCGGGCCGCCTCCTCCTCGCTCGCCGAGACGAGCTTGAGGAACCGGAACGGCGCGAGCTTCGCGGCCACCGCGCCGGAGAGCGCGACCCAGCGGTCGTCCGTGGCGGTGATCGACACGGCCGCGCCGGTGTCGTCCACGACCGCCTTCCAGGTCTCGCCGTCCACCGCGGCGAGGAAGGTGATCGTGGCGCCGGTGAAGCCGTCGGGGATCAGGAGCGCGGTGAAGGTGCTCTGCGACAGGTCGATCGAGGAGCTCGTCGTCGCTCCCTCGGCGATGGTCACTCTCATGCGAAGGCCTCCATGGCGGGACGGCGGCCGAGGCCGCGGGGAACTTGGAAGAGCACCGGGGCGGCGGCGCCGTCGCCGTGCTCGAGGTCGAAGAGGCGGAGCATCGCGACGCGGGAGGCGTCGATGATGTGGTCGCCGGTGTTGCGGAAGACGCGCTGGCCGGAGGAGCCGACCTCGGCGGTGTGGCTCGGGAACTGGGAGAGGAACTCCGGATCGGCCGGGAACTCGATCCGCGCCCGCTGGATCCGCTGCTCGAGGATGCGGGTCGCCATCTCCTTGGCGGAGACCTGCCGGAAGCGGCCGGTGGCGGGGTCTTCGATCGCCTCGCCGGTCTCGGGGTTGCGGTCGGCGACGCGGGCGTTGAAGACGTAGCCGGTCACCCGGCCGTCGAGGCTCCAGCCTTCCTCCCCCTCGCGGAGCAGGTGCTCGAGGGCGGAGCCGACGCCGGTGGCGTCGAGCCCCCAGCCGTGGGAGGGGCGGAAGAGCTGGTCGAGGACGCGCACGGCGGTTCGCTGCGCCGGGTAGTCGAACCGCTTGAGCTGGAGCCGGGCGACGCAGCGTGCGAGCTCGCCGCGGGTCTCCCAGAGGAGGATCTCGGTCGGGTCGTCGGAGGCGCCGCAGTCGATCCCGGCGACGAGGTGCCCGGGGAGCGGCTGGAAGATCGAGGTGAGCAGCCCGGCGAGGTCGAAGTTGGCGGCGTCGAGCTCGCGGTCGAGCACGGGCAGGAGCGGCTGCGGGCCGGTTGCGGCTTCGTCGCCGGTCCGCGCGCCGATCTGGTAGGTCGGGTCGAGCCGGGAGACGCTCACCTGCACGGTGCGCTGCGGGGCGTTCCAGAGCAGCCGGGCGACGAGGTACTCGCTCACGTGCCGCACGCGCGCCACGAACTGCTCCCACGGGAAGACAGTCGCGGCCGGGTCGCCCCAGTTGCCGAGGACGAGCTGCTGGTAGCCGGGCGAGTCCACCGCGCCGTAGCGGTCGATGAGCTGACGGCGCCGCTCCTCCGTCCAGTAGGGCGGGGGCATGAGGGTCTTCGGCCACCGGAAGCGGATGGCCTTCCCGTCGGCGGGGGGGGAAAAAGGCCCCGGGGCGGCGGAGAGAGACCGCCCCGGGGTGGGAGGGGGCTCGGCCGTGCGGATGGGCACGGCGGGCGCCTGGTTGCAGAGGCGGAAGAAGACGGAGGAGCGGTCGCCGTCGGGGGTGGAGTAGATGCGGGTCTCGGCGCCGGGCTTGACCGCGCGGAAGAACTCGTCGAAGCAGCGGGGGTTCTTCACCTTGGCGGCTTCGTCGAAGTAGGCGGCGAGCCCGACGTGGAGGCCGCGGAGCGCTTCGCCGTCGTAGCCGGCGGGGCGCATCTCGAGGCGGTTGCCGTTCCGGGCCACGAGCACGCGGTAGGGCTTCACGCGGGAGCGGTCCCAGTCGATCTGCGCGGCGAGGTGGGGCGTGGCGCGGAGCTGGTGGAGGATCTCCACGTAGATCGACTCGAGGTGACCGTCCTGGCTCGCGCAGAGGAGCTGGTCGCCGCGCTGGCGTGGCCCGCAACCGAGGAGCATCCAGGTGGCGAGGCCGATGATCTCGCGCGTCTTGCCGACCTCGGCGCCACACTCGTGGACCGTGTGCCCCCGGTAGCGCATGGACTGCTTCTGGTACGGGAAGAGCTCCCACGGCAGCCCCGCGCGCGGGCCGTCGCGCTCCACGAAGAAGGTCTCGCAGAAGTAGACCGGGTCGGCCAGGATCACCAGGAGCTGCACGTCGGTGAGGGTGACGAGCTGCTCGCCGAGCTTCAGGTCGCCCCGCTCCAGCGCGCGCCAGGAGAGCCCCCGGGCGGCGAGCCAGGCGTCGATCGCCCCCTCGATCCCGGGGTGCAGGAGCTGGCGCTCGGTGGTCACTGCGGCGCGCCCTCCGCGGCCGCGGCGACGGCGAGCTGGCGGCGCTTCTGGAGGAAGTCGGCGATCGAGCCGATGCCCTCATCGGCGGAGCGCTCGGCCCGGGCGCGGGGGGTGATGGCCTGGTGCTGGGCGCTGAAGCCGAGCATGTCGAGCAGCTTGAGCAGCGGCTCGGCGCGGGGGTTGGTCCGGAGTTGGGTGAGCATCTCCCCCTCGGGGCTGAAGACCGGCGCCTCGACGGCGAGCCCCTCGCCCTGCACCTTGGCGAGCTCCTGGCCAGCGAGCTGCTGCATGGCGGCGAGGGCCGTCCCGGCGAGCTCGGCGAGGCCCGCGGTCTCCCCGCTCTCGATCGCCGCCACGTAGCGCTCGCGGACGTCCGGCGCGAAGACGAGCTGCACCGGGCAGGCGGCCAGCGCCGAGCCGGAGGCCTCGACCTGGCGCTTGATCGAGCAGTTCGCCTTCTCGGCCGGATCAGTCATCGGGCAGGTGCTCCGCTTGCACGGCGGGATGGCCTGGCCGATGGCCGTGGCGGCGTACTGGCCGGTCTTCCACGCCGCGGCTCGCCGCTGCGCCCGTGCCGCCGCAGACATCGTGTACTTGCGCTTCCGGCCACCGCGTCTCCTCTTCGCCATCCCGTACACTGGGGGCATGGGAGTGGCCCACGCCCGACGCGCGAAGGATCGCAGCCGCCGCAAGGGCGCGAGAACGGATCGAGCGGCGCAACCGCCTGTCGCTGTAAGGCCGGGAGAAGATCCGCCGCCGGTCAAACTCTCCAGTGATGGCGTAAGAGTCGAGCTACCGGCGGATGTGGAGGACTGGCTCGGCTACCTGCAGTTCGTGCAGGGCATGGCTGTGCACACCTGCACCTGCTACCGGGCTACCGCTCGGCTGTTCCTGCGCGACGAGGCGGTGCGGACCGCGCTCGCCGGGCCCGACGGCGAGATCGACATGGCCCGCTTCGACCGCCGGACGGTCGAGGGCTGGCTCAAGCGGCGCACCCTTTCGGGCCTCGCGCCCTCGACGATCGCGCTCCACCTGGTGGCGCTCCGCTCGCTCGGCCGCTACCTCGCCGGGCACGGGAGGATCCCGTTCAACCCGCTCGCCGAGGTGCGCGGGCCGCGGATCTACCAGAGCGAAGCCAGGCCGCTGACCACCGCCGAGGTGCGGCAGATGTTCTTCGGCTCGCCCGGCAAGCCCCTCACCGCGCCCCGGACCGACCGTGAGCTCGTGGACCACGTTCAGTTCGCCGTCCACTACGCCGGGGCGCTGCGGTCGAGCGAGGTGCGCGAGCTGCGCACCGACGACGTCGTCTGGCACGAGGAGGAGCGCTGCTACTCGATCCTGCTCACGAGGACGAAGTGGGCGCGCAAGGACGTCCGTCACCTGCTCGACCAGGAGACCAGCCGCCTTCTCGGCGCCTACCTGCTCGAGCGCCCGAAGATCGCCGGCGGGCCGTACCTCTTCCCGGGATCGCAGCCGCCCAAGTACCTGCAGAGCCCGGACTACTACGCCTCCCGCTGGCGGGCGTTCCTCGTTCGGCGCGGCGTCGAGGCCAAGGGCCGCAACCTCCGGGCGCACATCCTGCGCCACTCGGCGGCCACCCACATGATCGAGGCGGGCTGGCCCCTGCGCGCTGTGCAGGAGCGCCTCCGTCACAAGTCGCTCGAGTCAACCCAGGTCTACCTGCACACGAGCGACGCCCAGATCGCCCGGCTCCTCCTGCGCAAGCCCCCGCTCCGGCCCAAGTCAGCCAAGCATCGGCCCGACGTGCCCGGCGCTCTGCGCGCTCTGCTCGAGGGCGTCCGTGGGCTAGGGTAACTATTAGGGCGGGGCGGCTGGCGTTGGCATGGGGATTGCCTGGAAGTAGACTCAAGGAAAGACGGGGGTTTCCGCCGCCTTGGCGGGTCAAAAGGGGGCCGGAATGAACCGTCTCGGGGGCTCCCGAGCGGCCCTCCCTCCGGGCCGGAACGAAAGGCGTCTTGTGGGGCCGGGGTCAACCCTAAGTCTGGCCGGTCTCGGCGGTCTCCTGGTCGAGGAGCGCCTGTTTCCCGGGGCCTCTCGGCACCTGTGGGCGCATATGGTCTGGGACAGAATGTCTCACTAACAAGCTGAGGCGGGCTGGGCCGGGTGGGACAGAATGTCCCGCTTTGGCTGTTTGGGAGTCGTGATAACGCGCCTGGTCATGCCTCGTCCTTTGTTTGCAACACTTCCAGGTTTACCGAATGCTTGTTATCAGACCCTGAGGTTGAAAACCCTGTGGAAATCTCACCTCGGGCCAGCCAGGGCCGAGCGGCCACCTGGCGCTCTCGCTTCCGCCTCGAGGCCTCGGCCCAGCTCCCCTTCTTCTTGCGCCGGTGCCGCCGGATCGCCACCTCGCGCCCGCCGCGCACGATTTTCTCCGACCCCACCCCCCCCGCCGCCCCGCTGATCACGTTCCGCGAGAGCAGGTACTCCAGGGGACGAGGCGGAATCCTCCCTGCCTTCCACGCCGCGCGCAGCCGGCGATCCAGGACCCGTGGCGAGATCTCCTTCCCCGCGGCGGCCATGCGGTCGGAGGCCTCGACTGCTGTCTCGTTCCGCGCGACGATCTCCGCCAGCTCGGCGTCTGTTGTCCGGGGCCAGGGAGGGAGGGACCCGTGCCGCTTGCCGGCGGCGATCAGCGCCGCGGCGCCCCGGGCGTGGCGGTCAGGGTCGAGATCACCCGCCTGGCGCAGGTGCTCGATCACGCGGTCGAGCGAGAGGCGCGAGGTCCGGCAGCCCCGCTCCGCGAGCTCGCGGAGGATCCCCCAGCGCGAGTGCCCCTCGTGGTACAGATCGCGCACCTCGGCCGGGTTGAGCAGCGCCTTGACGGGCATCGGCTGCGCCGGGTGCATCGCCTGGCTGATCCGTCCGGCCACCGCGGCGCGTTGGCGGTAGACCCGGTCGAGCCATTCCACGGCGAGCGCCCACTGCGACCGCGCCACGCTGTCCGCCGAGTCGAAGCCTGAGTCCACGAGCACCACCCGCACCCCGCCCTGGAGGAGCTTGCCGGCGAAGTGGGCGAGGTGCCAGGAGGTCGGGAAGAGCTGCTCCTCGGTGAGCGCCACCACGGCCGAGACCTTCCCCTCCTCCACCGCGGCGTCGAGCCGGCGGAGACCCGGAAAGACCTTGCCGGCCTTCCGGTCGACGAACGCCTCCGTGACCAGGAGCCCGCGCTCCTCCGCCGCCGCGCGCAGCCGCTCGAGCGCCGCCGCCGTTGCCGCCTGGGCGGGCCCGTCCGCGATCGTCGTGCGCACGTAGAGCACCGCGCCGCGCGGGGCCTCGGGGGCGGCCTGCCCCTCGGGCGGGAGGATGAACCAGGAGGGGACGCTGGCGGGCGCCGTCACCGCGCGCTCCTGCCGCTGCGCATCAGGTAGCGGATCCCGGCGGCGGTCAAGTGACCACCGCGCTGTGACGGGAAGAGCGGGCGCGTGGGCTCCGAGCGATCCGGGATCAGCATCTCGAGGGCGTCCACCGTTGCCGGCGAGAGTACCACCCAGAGCCGCCGCCTCGACATCGTCGGCGACAGCCCATGCCGGCGGGCGAAGGAGACGGCGCCGATCTCGCCCGTGAGGATGCTCCGCCGCAGATCGCCGACGCGCAGATTGGCGATCTCGACCGGCGAGAGGCCGTCCTTCGCGAGTTGGAGGATCGCCTTCGCCCGGGCGATCCGGTAGAACCGCTCCTGCTTCTTGCCGGCCATCAGCGCCCGCTCCTCCAGCCAGCCCACCTGGTCAGCCCGCCGCTCTCGAAGCCATCGCGGAAGAGCGTGTTCAGCGGCTCGCAGATCGGGCCGGTGTGCATCTCCGCGAACTGGGTCACGCCGGGGGGCAGCTCCTCGCCGGGGCGCGGGATTGCGCCGACGACGGAGTGCTGCCGGCCGTCGGGGCAGTCGTACCAGGCAACGAAGATCACTGGGCCGGGGACATCGAACGGCACCTCGCGCGAAAGCACGCGCTCCTGCCCCGCCGCGAACGGCTCGCGGATCGGGGCGCGGTAGTGGACCCAGCCGTACTGCGGGCCGCGCCAGTAGAGGACCGTCACGCGCGGCGTGACCGCCTGCGGGGCCGAGAGGCGGGCGTGCACCCAGTCCAACCGCCACGGCTCGTAGTCCGGCGGCGCGAGCGGCGGTGGCGGTGGCGGAGGCGTGATCGTCCAGGAGGCGTAGTGTGGCTGGAGCGGCATGACCGCGAGCAGGGAGGCGAGGGCGAGCGCGTGGCCGATCATCGGCAGATCCTCACTTCTTCCGAGGTTCCGCCACGTCCGGCAACGCGAAGTAGACCAGGACGGCGATCACGGCGAGGAGCGTGCCCACGGGAGTCACCGCGCCCTCCCGAACAGCACCTGCTCCATGTCTGCCCAGCCGGTGCACCAGGGGCACTTGGCGGCGCTGTCGCCGTGCGGGCCGAGGACGGCGACGATGTCTCGCGGCGGTTGTCTTCCCACGGGCAGAGCTCCATCGGGAGCATCCGCCGGCGGGCGAGGTAGCCGTCCCAGTAGAGCTGGGAGCAGAACGGGCAAGCTTCGCGATCGACCTCGTCGAGCTGGCTCTCGTCCTCCTCGTACGCGAGATGGTACTCACGCCCGCAGTAGACGCAGCGAAAATCGGTCCTCATCGCTTCTTCCCTCCCGTGGCCTGCGCCACGAAACCGGAGGCGCGCTCGAGGGCGCGGCGGAGGTACGGCCGGAGGAAGAGCATCCTCCCAGCGGCCCACCGGGCGGCCTCGAGCGGCGCCGTCTCGTGCGGCTTGGCGGCCTGAAACAGATCCGTGTAGAGCTCGCGCTCATGGTGCGTCCAGTAGCCCCACTCGAGCTCCAGGCGCGCCTGGTCCCAGTCGTGCTTCGCGCCGGCGGCGAGATCGACCGCGAGCGGCCAGGGGGTCAGCTCGTAGCCGCAGGAGCAGAGCAGCGTGCCCGGCGGATGGCTCGTGCATCTCACAGCGGGATCCCTCCCTTCCCAGTCGTCCAGGCCACCGGCGGCGGCGCGGCCGGCCGCGGCGGCGGTTTCACGAGACCGAGCTCGAGCGCGATCTCCGGATGGTCGGCGATGAGCCAGTCGCGCACCTCGGCGCAGTCGCGGGCGATCTCGCGCATCTCGCGCTGCCACTCCGCCTCCCAGCGCTGCGCCGCGAGCTCGCGCGCCGTCGCCCCGTAGAGCATCCGCTCCGTCTCCTCGTCGAGCCTCGTCGCGTCGCGCCACTCGTACCAGGCGGCGAGCTTCGCGGTGACGAGCGAGAGCCCCTCCGCGACGTACTCGGCGGCCCGCGCCACCGCCTGGCCGACGGCCACCGCCTCCCGCAGCTCCTCCGCGGCGAGCGGCAGCACCCGGAGCTCCACGAACGACTCGCCCGCCTCGGCGACGCTCTGCAGCGCCAGCTCCCGCGCGCCCATCAGAACGGCGCCTCCGCCGCCTCGCGCGGCCGGTGCGCCCGGGCCGGAGGCGGCGCGGACGAACCGAAGAAGATCTCCTCCTCCTCGCTGAACTGCTGCCGGAAGAGCGAGTAGGAGAGCCGCATCGCCCGGTTCTGTTGCCCGGTCTGACGGCACTTGAGCAGGTGGAGCTCCGTGCGCTCGAGATCCGGGCGCCAGAGCGCGAAGATGTTGTCCGAGACGTCGTCGATCTTGCCGGTGCCGCGGATGATCTCCATCGTCGGCCGCGTCGCCTCCCGCCGGGCCCGCGAGAAGTGGCAGAGCATGACGAACGGGACGTCGAGGATCTTCGCGAGATCCTTCGCCTGGACGATCGCCGCGGCGAGCTGCTCCTGCTCGTTGCCGCGGACCTTCGAGTCCCAGTGGCCGAGGTGGTCGAACACCAGAAGCGCGAGCCCCCGCTGCGCCTGTACCCGCCGCGCCGTGGCCAGCACCTGGGCGCCGGCCAGCCGCGTGCGGGTGTCCACCACCACCCGCCCCGCGTAGTCGGCGGCCTCGATCCGCTCCAGCGCCGCGGCGAGGTCGATCGCCCCTACCGAGCGGTCCGAGATCGGCCGCCCGAGCTCGCCGTGGACCTCCCGCTGCCCCACCTGGCGCGCCGTCATCTCGGCCGAGAAGACGAGCACCGTCCCGCCCGCCGCGGCCACGCGCCGACCGAGGTCGAGCACGAACGTGCTCTTCCCCGCGCCGCCGGCGGCCGCGAGCGTCGAGAGCTCTCCGGGGTTCAAGCCGCCCATCCAGTCGTCGATGCAGCGCAGCCCCGTGACCACCCCAACGCGCCGCCCGAGCCGCAGCTCCGAGGAGCGCTCGGCCACGTAGTCGGCCGCGAGATCCACCAGCGTGCGGACCTCCCGCTCCACCTCCTCGCCCGAGTAGCGCCGGTGCACCTGCTCGAGCTCGGCGAGCAGGGCACCGGTGCGGTCCTCGCCGTCGCCCGACTTGCGCGCCAGCGCCACCAGCTCCGAGGCGAGCCGCTCCGAGGTCGCGAGATCCCGCAGCTTCGACCACCAGTGCCGCGCCTGGTCCGGCGCGAACACCCCGCACCGGAGCGCCTCGGCCAGCGCGTCGACCGACACCCCCGACTCCGCCGCCAGGTGCGCCACCGGCAGCCGCCCCGCCTCGTCGCGGTAGGGCACCCGCGCGACGGCCTCCCAGGCGAGGCCGAGATCACCCGAGGTGAAGTCGCGCGCGGTGAGCCCCGCCTCCTCGGCCAGATCCGGGTAACGGAGCGCCGCGGAAAGCGCGAACCTTTCGGCGGTGTCGCGGGGGCTCATGCCGCTGCTCATCGGTTGGCCTTCTCTTCGACCTCAAAGGGCGAGGGTGGAATCGCGATTTCCGGGAAGCGGCGGCGGAATTCATCGCGGGGCACGTATTCGCGCCCATCCCAAACTTCCGAGCCGTCGTAGTTCGGCTTGCCTACGAACCGCTCAGGCTTCGTCGTACCGTTGCCGTTGCCTCCCGGCGCCGGCGCGTCGAGTCGGATGGCTCTTCCGGCGTCCACGTCCTTGGCGATCCACGTGTGGAGGAATCGCCGGGTGCCGCGATGGGTCTTCTTCCGGGTGGGGTTGGCCTCGAGCCAGCGCTGAGCCTTCCGGGCCATCTCGATGACATCGAGCTCCGGGTAGAGCGCCTCGAGCGTGGCGAGCTCGGCGTCGTCGAGGGACCAGGTCTTCTGCTTGCCGATGCAGGGGAGCTGCAGGTGGATCTTGCCCGCCTCGGGCGTGGCTTCCGCAGGCTGGGTAGTGGGGGGACTCTCGTCGTTTTCTGCCTGGCCTGCTTGGAGCCGATTTTTCGGCTCCGAGCAAACGTCTTTATCTTCTAGGGGTACGGGTACGGGTACGGATAGGATATATGCGGTCACTGGCTGGTCATTGACCGGGCACTGACCGGTCATTGACCGGTCACTGGCTGGGCATTGACCGGTCAAT